TTTAGGGTCCTCGCAGGATATTGCTTCGCTTCACAGTACTGTGAGGAGAAGCCCGTTATAAACGTCTGGGCCGGTGGTTGCCACCGGCTCCAAGGGAAAATCAAACCCGACCTGGTCGGGTCTGATCGAAAGAATGTTACCTGGTTCACCCAGATTAACAATCATGACGAGAAGATGCATCTGCTCTTCCGCCACACACACTGGGGCCATCGGATCCAGTGTGCTCGCAATTCTGCGAAAGGTGAAGATCCTCTAAGGAACTTCGCCTCAACACTATTCAGGAGAATATCATTCTTCCTGAGAGGACGTCATGATCCACTATGGAACAATGACGAAATTGAAAAGTTCGCAGACTACAAAGTCTTGCGAAACAAGACCTACAGAGCACAAAGGCTCTTGGAGGTACTAAAAACCGTTGATGGAATGTTCCTACAACGGTTTCTCTCCTTCCCAGAAGAAGTCTGGGATTGGGAAAAGTTTGACCTATTTACCCTACAGGGTATATCGGTCCTCCTTACCGACGAGTTTATCGACGGTGAGGTTACTGACTTCTCCTTGAAGGAGCAAGTCACTCACTACGAAGATCTAAAACGATCTCGTAAGTTGTTCAAACAGGTTATACACCTAGATGAACCAAGCAAGGGTCTCCTTGCCATGAACGACGCACCGCGATGGGTCAGTTCATTCCTCCGGCCAGCTTGGAGCTGGGCGGTGAGATTTGAGGGTTTCTCCAGGCTCTACCTGGCAGGAACCTTGTCTCAGACGAGAGGATCTGGGACTCCACCTCCACTTGTTGTGCTACGCAGCAAGAGGAAGTTTCTGTTGTCGGTATCTGAACCGCCACCAGAATTTACCGCAACGCAGGCTGCGTTGGTATCAGCTGCGTTGGATGACGTGATCGGGGGCATCCCCGATCATGTCTTTACAGGACTGGACACGAAAGCACGTGTCACAGTCACAGGATCCGCCTGTTGGGAAGCCACCAGGAAGGAGGGCGGGACCGCCCAGGCCATATTAGACTTAATGTCTAAATATGACGAGATGCCCATTCCCGTAAGGGATATGGACACAGGTAAAGTACTCGAATATCGTCATAAGAACGACTTTCAGAGTGTCGGCACGGCAATATTCTTTGCGTGCCTCGACGAAGTTCTCTGGACTGAACCAGAAGAACTTAGGAAGGTTATGCTCACAATAGTGCGCGAACCCAGCAAAGCACGCGTAGTCACGAAAGGACTCGCGGCATTGAAGATTGTGTTAGACACAATCTCCAAGATATGCGCTTGGCCTCTAAAGAAGGGGTTCAAGAGCTCAGAATCCGGAATGGGTAAATCCCATCACGGATGGAATCTCTTCAAGGACTTTACGTCCGAAGAGATGTATGACCTTCTGTTTTCCGAGGATCGGAGCAGAAGAGAAGAGGACACTTTCAATGATCACATTGATAGAGTCGTGCGGTGGCAAAACCTTTGGTTTTGTAGCACCGATTATCAAGAGGCAACAGACCGCTTGATACACGCATTTGCACGATTGGTATCGCGCAAATGGATGAAGAAATGTGGAATACCACAAATTCTTCAGGGCATCGTGATGGGAATATGTTTCCAGCCACGAACTGTCTACTTCACGGCCACTGGGCCGTTGAAGGACATAGGTCACCCGTCGGAGGGTGACACGAGGAAGGTAACCCTGTACAGGGGCGTCCTCATGGGAGATCCACT